CGGTAATGCAAATGATGCAAATAACAGGGGTTACAATGAATCCAGTTACAAGAAAAATACGCGACAAGGGATATAATCTAAACGAGTTTTGCGCTCATATGGGATATTCTCTTAGGTGGTACAGACAACACGCCAATAAAAACAATAGGCAGGGAAAGAAAATCAGCGCGTTTGTGCATGATATGGATAAAAACAACTTTATTAATGATATGGAGA